CCATTACAAATAATGACTTCTGGCTTATATTTTTTAATAAATTTCAACAGCGCTTTGAATGCTGTGGTGGGTGTATCGGTGAAATGAGCATCTGAAAAGACAATAACTCGCTTTACTTTGTCTATATCAATGCCTCTTCTGACATTGTGAGCCGCTAATTCTACCTTTTTGGGCTTTTCTTTCTTAGGATCTCTTTGGGAATTATGAGTTGGTATCTCTGTATCGTATTTAATTTGAAGGGCAGCTCGCCTATTTAATACGCTTCTAGGATTTAAGCCAAAATATTTAGCTACTAATGTTGGACTGCCTAGTTGCTTCCAAACTCTGATAAACTCTTCATCTTGTTGCTTGGTATATTTCATAATCCCCCCAGGATTGTAATAGGTACGGCAATCGTATGTTAGTAATGTGTCACTTATGTGTAAACTACTGAATATTATCACAAAAATGTATAGGAATAGGAAGTTATTAGATGGACTACGAGAATCCCCATGCCAAGAGTGTGGTAGATCTGACGGGACAGTTGTGGCTGCACATTCCAATCAGCTTCGGGACGGCAAGGGTAGAGGACTTAAAGCACATGATTATCGAGTCGCAGCCCTATGCCATGCGTGTCATGCGGAAATCGACCAAGGAAAAGACCTCTCCAAGGCTGCGCGTATTGAAAAATGGGAAGAAGCACACCGCAAAACTATTGGCTGGTTATTTGAAAACAACAAAATAAATACTACCTATTGACATTTATCCAATTCATGTAGTATATTTAGTATGTCAGTTCCCCCCTGACACGCACTTATATTCTCCTAGCAGAGACTTGTGCAATGCAAGCCCACGGATCCCCTTGATCCAAGAACCCCAGACTAAAAACCTGGGGTTCTTCCTTTTTGTACTTGCAAAAAATATTTAGTTGATGTATTCTGAATTTGCTAGGGAATATAAGAAGATTAACGATTAACTTTGTTGGTCTACTTATCTTCTCCAGCTTCACCATATAGGTCGGACATAACAGCAGCTATATGGGAAGAACTCCTACTGTGGGATTAGATCTAACAGGAGTAAGGATGGCGAAGCCAGAGTCCTTGATCGAAAGTCTGGCGGGTGCTGTCTAACTCCTCACAGGAAGACAGTTGAAGGCAAACCTAGGAAAGGCTAGGTGCGTCTTCACCTTCAGGAAGTGTTCCCTAAGTGACTGATACTTATAAGTTACTGTGACTTTAAGTAACTGTTACTTTAAGTAAAAGGAAATTCTATGGATTACTTGAGCAGAGATGGAAGCAAGTCATTTCATTTATTTAAAGATGGAAATACTGTTTGCAAAATGTGGAAAAGTGGAGGAATAAACATTGAAAGAAAAAGCTGGAAACTGTACAGCACAATTCCAAAAAATAAACAAGTATGCACAATGTGCAACAACAAATCGGGGAATAAATGAAAGAATGGTACGAAGTTATTAAGTCAAGCATCAGTTTATTTGGATTAATTTTGTTGTGGTTTGTTGGTATCTATTTGTTTTTAATACTAGGGGGATTCCTAGCGCATTGGTTAATAAATATTTTCATGTTCGGCTGGAACTTACTTGGCTGATTTGTTATACTGAAAGACCAACTGCTAGGAGACACAAATGAAACAACGGGAGATATACAATGAAGAGGACGAATCCGTACAAACGATTTCCGAACTCACAAACAAGAACAACTTATTGGCAGAAGAAATTGCAATCCTCAGAGATCAGATTGCGGTGGGCCAATGGGATGCCTCCGAGATCGAAAAGATTGACATCGAGGAGACTGTTGCGCATCTTAGGGAACGAATCCGTATTCTGGAAATTAACAATAAGGCGCTTCGAGAAAGCCGTGATATGTTTCAGAATCGTAATGCCGAACTTATTAAATCAAACAACGCTATGAAAAGAAGGGATAAAAAATGAACCTCGATGACTACTCGCTTTACACTATTAGAATTAGCAAACTAACTGAGCGCATTTACGAAGCCGCCAATCGCAACCAGTATGAAAAAGCATCTGAGTTAGCATTTGTTTTAAATGGTATGACGGCTATGTTGCATGAGTCTTTGCAAAACGCCCTTGTAGAACAGGAAAGAATAGCAGCATAACACCCACACCGCAGGGTTTGCGGAAGTTAAGGATAGATATGGAATTACAGTTGCGTGAGCATCAGTCATGGGTTATTGATGCTCTTAGGGAGGGATTTAAAGCTGGACACAGGGCGCAATTGCTGTATGCACCCACAGGTTTTGGTAAGACTGAAGTAGCGATTGCATTGATGAAAGCAACCTCAGACAAATACAAAAAATCGGCAATGATTCTTGATCGAATTGTGCTGATCGATCAAACCAGTACACGCTTAGATAAATACAATATTGGCCATGGAGTAATGCAGTCTAAGCATTGGAGATACGATAGCACAAGGCGCATCCAGGTTTGTTCTGCACAGACTTTAGAAAGGCGTAATCACTTTCCAGAAATTGATTTACTGATTGTGGATGAATGCCATATTACCCGCTCAAAAATTACCAGCATCATTAAAGACAATCCCAAGTTAAGAGTCATTGGACTTACTGCCACACCCTTTACTAAAGGACTAGGCAGTATTTATACCAATGTAATATGCGCTGCCACCACAGGAAATCTAGTAAAAGATAAATGGCTTACACCTTTAAAAGTGTTTATCTCTAAAGAGATTGACATGACAGGCGCAAAGAAGTTAGCTGGCGAATGGTCTCCTGATGAAGTAACAGAACGTGGTATGAAAATTACTGGCGATATTGTTGCCGAATGGATTTCCAAGACCTATGAAGTTTATGGTAAACCCATGAAGACAATTGTGTTTTGCGCTGGCGTTGCACATGGTCAAGATTTAGTTCAACAGTTTGCCAATAAAGGTTATAACTTTGTTAGTATTTCTTATAAGGACGATGATGAATTTAAAAAACAAGCTATTGAGGATTTTGCCAGACCCGATACTGATATTCATGGGCTTATTGCTACTGACATTCTTACTCGTGGGTTTGATGTTCCTGATGTTTGCATTGGCGTTTCTGCTCGTCCATTTTCTAAATCATTAAGTTCACACATCCAACAAATGGGTAGGGTAATGCGCCCACATCCAGAAAAAGAGTTTGCTCTTTGGTTAGATCACTCAGGAAATTATCTGCGTTTTCGTGATGACTGGGATGAAATCTATGCAGAAGGTGTTAAATCTTTAGACGATAAACAAGAAAAAAATAAGAAAGAACCTACTGAAAAAGAAAAGAAAGAAAGCAAATGCCCATCTTGTTTAGCACTATGGCCTAAGAATACTGATACTTGTGTGTCTTGTGGCTATGTCAAACAGAAATTACAACTGGCTGCCGTTGCTGGACAACTGATTGAATTGGGCGAGACTGCCGCCAATTTGCGTAAGGAGAAGCAATTCTTTTACTCTGAGCTACTTCATATTGCAAAAGAAAAAGGCTACCTTGCTAACTGGGCTAAACATATGTATAAAAAGAAGTTTGGAACCTGGCCTGATAACTTATATCAAACCACTAGAATCCCATCATTGACCACTTCAAACTGGGTTAAGCATCGTAGGATTTTATCTGCTAGAGCAAGGAAAAAAGCGGCATGAGCAATGATAAAGAAGTAAGGGATATGCCTATGACCCAGCGTGAAGTCGGTGAAGCTCTTGATTTGGAGCGGGGCATGGTTTCTTACATAGAAAAGAAAGCCTTAGCCAACTTTAAAAAAGAATTAGAAAGACGTGGATATAAATTGGAAGATTTTTTAGGGGAAAAGAATGTCAAGTAATTACAGAGACAATGGCAAAGGCGATAAACCAAGACCATTACCCAATAGAGAACAGTTTGATGCGAATTTTGAGGCAATCTTTGGCAAACGCAAGAGGGCTGATGTTAAAGAATTGGATTCTGATGTGTATTTAATTGAAGTAAAGGACGTTAAAGATGAACTTTGAAGATTTTGCTAGAGGACATGGACTCATTATGAGTTCCGTCCAGCACGATAGATGGATTCCTACACCAACAGTAGATCACCCACGCAGTAGTAATGGACGTTATAAATTCTTAGGCGATGTAGGCTGGGTGCAGAATTGGGCTACCATGGATAAACCAGTTACTTGGTTTGCGGATGGAGAATCAGCCTCAAGCTCGGTGGTAAAAGAAAGAATTGCCAAATCCAATCAAGTTGCCAATGATGCTAAAGAAAAAGCTGCCAGCAAAGCTGCTTGGATTATGAACCAATGCAAGCTGGGAACGCATCCATATCTTGCCTCAAAAGGATTTCCCGATCTTGAATCTAATGTGTGGGACAAGGATGGCGAAAAGCTATTAGTTATACCCATGAGAGTCGGTGCTAATTTGGTCGGTCTCCAAATAATCGATGAACAAGGGGAAAAGAAGTTCCTCTATGGTCAACAAACCAAGGGGGCAAGTTTCTGCATGAATGCAAAGGGCATCCCGATGTTCTGCGAGGGGTATGCGACTGGACTTTCCATACGAGAGATGATGAAGTCTTGCAATATCAAGTATTCGATCCACGTTTGCTTTAGTGCAAGTAACATGAAGCTCATAGCTGGGTATTTCTCCAACGGAATCATCATTGCCGATAACGACAATAGTGGTGTGGGGGAGGCCACCGCTATGGAAACAGGCAAGCCTTATTGGATTTCCCCCACAGTCGGGAATGACTTCAATGATGAGCATATGCAAATTGGAGCATTTAAATTATCACAATCTTTAAAAAAAGTTCTAATGCAAACCAATGAAATATTGTTTTAAATGTAAACAAGTCAAGTCTTTAGATTCCTATTATATGGATAGATCTAGGCACGATGGTAAACAACCCGTTTGTAAAGATTGTCACAAAAAAACTCCTTATGATCCTGAAAAAAGAAAAATAGTAAAAGATAGATATCGCATTAACAATCCCAATAAATGCAAAGAACACGCAAGAAACTCTAGAAAAAAACATCCAGAAACTCATAAAAAATGGGTAGAACAAAACAAAGAAAAAGTAAAAGCATATAAAGCGTCTAATCGTGCAAAAAGAAAAAACGCACAAGGAAAGTTTACGGGACAACAAATTGATAAATTATATGTTTTGCAAAAAGGTAAATGTGCTTGTTGCAAAATAGATTTATCTAAAAAATTCCATCGAGACCACATATATCCACTTTCTCTTGGAGGTTCAAACAACATTGATAACATACAGTTGTTATGTTCAGGTTGCAATTTACAAAAGGGGAACAAAGAGCCAATAACATATATGCAAACTTTAGGATTCTTGCTCTAAAAAAGATAGTAACGCCTCATGTGACAATGTAAGTTTCAACAGATTGGTCTCCAAATCATTGAAATACCATTGTCTCATAAGTCGGCAAAACTTAGCCTCAATCTTAGCCACCCAACCTGGGGTAGCCCCAATCAACTTGGCACATTCCCTACGGGTTTTGCCTCGTGATCGGTGGTTTATTATTTCCCAATATTTAGCCTTATTTTCGGTGCTGGTTTGTCGATAGAGATCAAAAAAAACTTCCCGTGATGGGAAGTCAATCAAGATCACCTCAGAATCCGCCTCCCACCTGACATAGATGGGGACTTTGCCTTTAGCTAATCTTAGGTTCATTCTGTTCCTTCTCAATAATTACAGACCCATGCTGATTGATATAGTAGGGTTGCCCTGTTTCTTTAGCCTTCACCAACTCTCTATACTGCCACTTGGCATTAGCCTCCATCCACTTTTGTGCATCCTTATCAGCTTGATTCATATTGCCCCCTGTGCAGTTTCGATATAAGCCTGTTTTTTTACATCAAATATAGACCACGATTCCCAATCATCTACCTCATCATTGCAATCAATAACCAATTCATACTCGTTACTTCTTACGCAAAATTGATGGTGTGTCCTTTGATACAAAGCAGAACCACCTTGATAAAACTTACCTTTTATAAATTCTTTGTGGTTTTCAGAAAGAATCCACCATTCTTCAGCTTCTTTATTAAGGACTAAAGTAATGTCAAAACGATTTTTAAGTTTAAATTTATGAATCATGCTACCTCCTTAGATAATCTAGAGTAAAGCTCATTTGCTTTTCTGCTCATCTCTTCAAAAAACTCTTTTTTGGTATCGTATCCAACATCCTTAAAAGTATTGCCTATTGCTAAGTCATTAAAGTCAAATATCATTTCTGTTAATAATTCTTCAATATATTTATTCATGCTACCTCCTTGCGTTGTCCGACTACATGATCGACCCAGTTATCAATTACATCCCAGTTAATGCCAATCTCACAATCGTGATACTTAGACATCAAGCGTAATACTTCTTGTGCCTCTTCATAGGTTAATTGCTCCCCGTTGTTCTCGGCTTGCTCAATGATGTCATCACTATGCCACCATTCAGCCATCCAATCAGGATCAAATGCTCGTTTAATTGCGCCCTCTGCCTCGGCAACAGAACGACCTTCGGGTATATCTACTGTAATAGTGACTTTCATACTGTCTCCTTATAGAAATAAATTTGCCTCGTTTCGGGAGACCAAGACTTATCAGCCCAAACTTTCCCGTTGTAAGACATATAACCTATGACTTCCCCATCAATAGAGACGGACGGATTCATCCAATTGCCTCCTCCTATGTCATTCTCATGTTGCCAATCTCTGACTTGAGCAATTAAATCCTCATAGCTATGAGACTTTAGAGTAATCACTCTAACCCCATACGGGGGCTTTTTAGGATCTTGACCATAATCAGGGTTTCCACAAACCTCGGTTCTCATTGAATACTTAGGCATGATTAACCTCCTCTACTTCGTAAACTTTCCATTCGGCAGATCCATCTAATTCTTTAAAATCGCCTCCGTCTAAATCTCGGGCAAAATCCCAAGCATCTTCATCGTCCTCTACTTCAAAATCGCAAACCAAATCATAAGAAATAGTGGCATAAGCCTTATATCGTTTCATGTTGCACCTCCACAATTCTGTAATCGCTTGCATCATACGGATCTTCAATCTCTCCGTTGAAATATGCTTGTGCCATGTCATCAAGAAATTCATCTAACGCCAATTTTGCATATTCATAAGTATCAAAATACTCAATTTGTCCATCACATTCCCAAACATTCTCCCAGCCATATAAAAACTGAGTTTGTATTTCATATTTCATAAAATTCTCCTAGCAGTTAATTGGCTAACATTAGCCCCCAAGACCACTCAATGAATGATCTTGAAGATAGTGCTATGCCTCCTCTTGTGATTCCATGTCCCAGCATTCTTTGAAGAATCCTATATCTGACTGTCCTACACGACCTTCAAATTGCATTCCTTCTTCGTCATACTCATCCTCAAAACGGGCATCAGGATACTTCTTAGCAAAGTATTCAAAGAATTCATCAGGAGCATTCCAAGCAGTATCAAAGTAAACATAAACCTCCTCATCTGCATTTGAATCGTCATACTCCTCTACCCTTGCATCCCACTTGACCCCCCAATTAGCCCAGCACCATTCGTACCAATCTGTATAACCATATTTTTCTTTATTTGCCTCATATAGAGCCTCTAATTCTGTTTGTTTTTCCTTGTCCCCTGAATAGCCAGCAGTAATATGTAATTCATCAGGGCATGGCATTAGATCAGTAAAAGGACGGGCATATAAATGACCTTTTTCATCCTCATATTTAGGACGGAAAGCCTCAGCAAGCACTTTGCCTCCCTCTGTTGTGGTATCAATACATAAACGATTAAAGCACCAATTAGGCATTTTGATCCTCCTTAAGTTTTTCACTTTCGTACAATAACCAATCGTCAGGTTTAACAGTCATGCTTGGTATTTGTTCCTTGCCAATTTCATAAGCATCTGCCTCATCTTCTGCATCTACCTCTACTTCCCAATAAAGCGCATAAGTCATCCTATACTTAGGCATTTTCAATCTCCTTAGTTTGTTCAGCCAGTCTTCTTTCTTTCATTGCAGATAAACGACCATATCTCATCCGTTCTTCTAAACTCCAATCGTAGTATTGCAACTTGCACAACTTAACAAGATTAAAATTCATAATATTTAATTCCGCCTCAATTTCTTCAAGCGTCATTTTCTTTTTAGGCATTTTCTTCCTCCTCAATAAGATCACATTCTTCACAGATAAAAATAGGTGAATTATCTATTTCAATATCTCCATTCTTGAATTGCCATAAAGCATTTAATTCGGCATCGTGAGGATCATCTCCCTCTGCCTCTACATACTGGTTTGTGGTCATCAAGACCCAATACTTAGCCATTTGTTTCTCCTAGCAGTTAGACAAAGACCCTTTTCAGGGTTTCGGATCTTAAATCCTCATCAGTTTGCCTCGTGTTAAGTGCTATCTTGTTCTATCGTAAGAGTTTTCTATGATTCTCTGAATAAGCAAACAATCCTCTTTATCAATATTTAGCCATTTTGTAGATCCAAATAGACCCTGCACTTTTATTTTTAAATCTAAATCTGTGCTGTTTAGTATTGGTTCGGGTAATACACTAAAAAACTCGTTTTCTATATATTTAGACATATCGCTTTCCCTCTTCCGTAAATTCATACTCATTGATAATTAGCATTTCTTCTACTGCCTCATCTGAATACTGGTATTCCCAGTCTCTTTGAATGTCTTTAATTGCCTCATCTATTGCCTCATTGAATGCTTTTAGGGGGGATCCAGTCTCTTTCCAAGTTTTATAAAATGTCCCCCAAAGAGTGCAGTCTAAGCAGTAACCCGTAGGCATCTTGTCAGGATCAAAACCCTTGATTTTTAGCCCCCTAAAATGACTATTATCTGCATTGGTTTGCATCCAAGAATAAGAAAATGCACCTACTTCATAATTGACGATTTTTATCCCAAAATGGTTACAGAATGCCTTGATTGAATCAAATCCATCCTTCCACCAAAAATATTCGACTCCTTGATCTGTCCACCAAGATCTTGCCTCATTCTTGGCACTATCGGACAATTCCTCATATTTGAAAACTTCCTTCTCTATAACTCTCATTTTTCAATCTCCTAGCAGTTGATTAAGACAGTCTCTCGACTGTTTCGGGCAATTAGCCCTCATCAGTTAATCTTGCCTCGTGTTGAGTGCTATTCTTCCTCCAAAATATTCACGTCTAGGTCTACCCAAGCCCCGCAATTCCCACAATGGCAAGCCCTACAACTAGATATATAAGTTAATTCCCCCTCTATATCGCACTTAGGGCAAGCCTCATGCTCTATGTCATATACATTTAATTTAAGAGCCACTTTGCCCCCCGCTACTTAATAATGCGTTTACTAATTGCGTTGTGGATTTATAGGTCATAACGTGAATATGGGGGTCGGTAAGACCTTGAATAAAGGCGTCAGCCTCATTCTCGGTACTAAAAGCCTTCCATATTTGATTATTTGTCCAAGAGTTGTAGCCCTTGGCTATATAGATTTTTTTCATTTTTTCCCCCTGTATATGGATAAAAATTCTTCTAACTGCTCCCCATCAAGCAGACCTCTAGCGAATGCAATAGCGAGCGCATAATTCATACGTTGATAATTAGTCATAATTTAGCCTCGTGTTAAGTGGTGAATGGTTTGATTGAATCAAGGGTTTTTACCCTGTAATGCATCCCGATTGTGGCTATAACGGGTTTCCCGTCATAATTCGTAATGCAATAGCCTAGACTAGAATCAACAGCAGTTTTGCAACATACGCTATTGATTGCAATTAAATATCTAGGGTTTCCGTTATAACTTGAGGGCAATCTTTTAACGACTGTCAAAACCCCCTCTATTGACTTTATATCCCTCATAAAAGCCCCCAAGCGTAGCGAGCCAGCCCAACAGATACAACCAGCGCAATATAGGCAAAACAAGCCATAAGCGCAATATTAAAAAGATAATCTAATCTCGGAAACATAAAACCCCTTTAAGTAGTGATTGCAAAATGACAATCCAATAAACCCCCATGTAGAGGGTTTATTAAGTGTCACTTATAGCGTGGTTTATTCCTAATCGGGCTATCGTGGTTTGTATGCTTTTCAGTAAAAGCAATATCCCAGCCCTTAGCCTTAGCCTTAGCCATAAATAGGGACAAGTCCCCGTCCTCTTCCAAATAGGCAAAATTGCTATCCCGATAGGAATAATGGCTTATATCGTCCGAGATTCCTAGATCTTGCACTAGGTTATGTGGAACACCCGCCCAGCCATGGGAAGGATCACAGTAAAAATTTAAATTCAATTGCATAAAAACCCCCTAGATTAAATGATTGCAAAATGGCAATCCCTAAACCCCCTAAAGGGGCTTAGAATTGGCACTTAATAGCAAACCTCATAGAGATCACCAGCGACCACTTTCCCGCCTGTAATCTCATAGATAGCCTTTAAATCGTCCTCTATATCAAAATAACCCTCTCTATTACATAATTCAGAGCCATTCCAATCAAGGCTATATTCTGTCCCATCTTCTGATTCCACATAAAAGCCACAACCCTCGTCATTTATTGCATAATCAGTCTCGACCTTGAATAACTTGGCATCTGTATAACCGCCCCGAACATCGCACCCCTGATGCACTTGCAACAATAAATAAGTGTCCCCGTTGAGGTATTCCAAGTAACACCCCTGTAAAACTTGGCTAAAGTTTGCAGACCAGTTATAAGTGTTGAAAGTGTTGCCCTTTGCAGTAAAACCTTTATCTTCCAGCCATGCCTCACCCGCCTCACTTGTGCCATCAATATTACCCAGCCAGTCCTCTACGGGTAGAGCGTTAAACTCATCGCAAATTGAATCCAATTCCAACACCCTCACAAGGTGGTGAAATAGATCGATTGTGACATTCGCATCAAAATGCACTTTCCCGTCATGTTCCCAGCGTGAGACCTCAAGCGTGGCTGGTGGTGCGCTTTCAAAATCCTCTATTGTTTTATTCTGGTTGCGCTCCCAGTTGCGTCCGTAAGCGTCCCCGCTATCGCAGATTGCCCGCCCTGTGCTGGTTGTCATCATCTCATGAATCAATTGCTTAACTTGCATAAATCCCCCTGAAGGTAGTTAATAAACATAATAGATGTAAAGCATTTTATTCACCTATTGCGTTGATTCTCAGCCATCACTTACACCATGTCAAGGGGTTTAATCAATTATTTATACTAGGACTTTCCCTAATGTATGGATATACAGTAGTCCCCTAAAAGCGGGCAAGTTAATAGCGAAGCGAGCCAGCCCAAAGGGTTAAACAATAGAGAGAGAGAACACACTAGGGGAATGTTTATCAAAGTGTCCTTATCCGTCCTATACTTAGGGTATGCAAATACCTATGATATATCTATGACCAAGCCCCCAAAACTCACTAGAGCGCAGATTAAAGAAAACCTAAAGCAAGTGCCTATTGAGACTATCCTCTTAGGGGCTACAAGTAGTCATGGGATCAAGCTCACAGGTAAACAGAAGGCATTCGCACAGAAGGTAGCAGAAGGAACACCCAAGGCACAGGCATACAGAGAGACCTACAATACCAAAGCAAGCAAGCAGAGCCAAGCAGAACAAGCGAGCAAGCTCTCCGCTAACCCCAAGATATCGACCATGATAGAGGCGTTTACCCTAGCGAATGAGGCGAGGGAATATCTTTTACCCGAACAAATGAGAACACTAGCGATACAAAAACTAGTAGAGATCACCACAACCGAGACGGAAAA